CATTATATCACTCAATTACCTATCCACCCATTTCATCAAGAATGGTACGCAAATCAATATCACTAAATACTTGTTCCCCTAATTTTCTTTTCTTTTCATTTGCTTTTTTCTGAGCAGCAGTTTTAGCCTTTGTTTGTTTAAGAACGCTTCCTTGTTTTCTTCTTAAACTAACAGAAGCTCTTCTATTGCCGGGAGTTTTTTTAATTGACAAATTAAATACTTTATCTAAATATTCTGCTCTACGCCCTTTTTGCCCTAATTGAATAACATTTCCTTGTGCATCTTCGTATTTTTTAAATAAGTTAACATATCTTTGTGCATCAGCCATTAAGCTTTCAGTAGATTCTCTTTTTCTGCCGGGAGTTACACTAAGTCTTTTAGCAATAGCTATAACAGCTTTATCACCTTTATTATCAAAGCTTTTACTAAATCCACCAACTCTTAGATATTCGTCTAACGCAACTTTTAACACTTGTGGCGAATCAGTAACTTTAGTAGGAAATGAAAATGAGAATGAAAAATCATCTGGTGCATATTGAATACCAATAGCATCTTGTAAATCTTTAGAATAAAATCCACCATGAGCTATGTCTACTCTTGGACCCGGTACAAGAGATTCTAAATTACTAAAACCACCTGCACCAGCACCTCTGTCTTGTCTGTATCTTTCTCTAAAAGCTAATCTTGCCATAGTTGCTTTAGCTTTTGGAAATGGTAAAGATTTAGCACCCATAGTTTGTATACCTTGATTTTTGTATTTTTTAGATTTAGCATTTCTTAACCATGCTTCATAATATTTACTTGATGGAGAAGTAATCTTAACTTCTTTTACATGTGCCATTCCGTGAGCTGTTTGACCTGCTTTATGAGCAGCTCTATGAAGAAAGAAGCTTGGGTTTATATAATGATTTTTAGGAACAACTTCATCTTTTTCAGCATATTTCATATTAAATTGAGTTCTAGCTTTTTTTGCAGCTGCGTCACTTAAAGTATCTAACCTATCTCCAAAAATTGGATTGCCTTGGTCATCAAAATTTAATGCATTTCTAGAGCGTTTTCTTCTTCCTCTACCTCCACCTTTTCGCTTATCACCGGGAGATTTTGCAGGATATAATACTGGTATATCTCCACCATACTCAACTGCCCATATCCAAGGAAAACCACCCAAAGAACCACCAGCACTAACTTCTCCTCTAAAAAAAGACCTAACTGCTGGAAATTGTCCTTTTGTTGGTCTAACACTCATCATTTCAATACTGTTAAGTAAATGAGACCGTGCCTGTCCGGGTTTTCTAAAACCAAAAACATCTCTGTAATATTTTTTATTAGTATTTGTATCTCTATATGCAATACCTCTGCTGTTAAAATTTTCTACATCTAACATTAAATCTTCGTTTAACATACCTGTATTTCTTTTCAGACCTTTACCACCTACTACAAATTGTCCAGAAGAAACATCTGGTGCAAACGCTTGTGCGTTTAAAAATGCTTTAGTTAATACTTTTTGAGCTATTCTTGCAATATCTTTATTTTGTCTAACATCGGAGTTAAGTTTTCTACCATCTACTTTTGCTGTTGAGTCAACTGTTATTCTGTCAGTCATTTTTCTAATAGCTTTATCTACTGGGTTTTTACCACCTTGTAATTGTTTACCTAATTGAATACGGAATTGACGACCAATTAACATTCCCATTCCTCTACCCATTCCAAAATCACCAAATGGTCTAACAACCATATCGATTGCTCTACCAGAAACCATACCAGAAAGTATTCTTCCGCCTCTCTGTATACCTTGTCTTAAAAAATTATTAGCAGATTTATCACCCTGTTTAGAAAATGCTTGATAGTTACCTAAAAAACGAGCTATAGGATATGCTTTATTTCTAGAGTTTGCTAATGTTTGACCAAAGTTACTTCCCGCTATTCCGGGAATAGAACGAAGAGTACCGGCTGATTTACCAAATTTATATAAGTTAGTTCTAAATACTTCACTTTTAGTTTTTTGTGAATTTCGATTTCTTTCTTTTAGTGGAACTTTAGATTGGTAATATATTTGACCCATAATTTGTTCCTTTACTTAGAAACAAAAGTTTGAAGTAGCTTGTAGCACTCAACACCATATCTATCTAATACAGGTTGTACCATAACTATTTCGTGAAAATCACTACCTCTTTTTAATCTGTCTCCGGGTGTTACAGTTACACCTTTTTCAACATAAACATTAAAAGTTTCAGTAGTAGTATTTCTACCATCTCTTTCTTCTTCAGAACCAGATGAAATAAATTTACATTTAACATTAGTATAAGTATTTGCCCAATTGTCACTAGGCAAACCTCTTTCATCAATATTGCTATCTGATACGGTTTGAATTGTTGCTGTCTCTGGTAATAATTTATGTCGTAAAGGCATACCTTTACTTTACATCAAGAATTTACAAAAATTGGTTAAGCAAATCTCCCATCATAAATTCTTTGTAAATTATGCTATAAAGCATTTTATTTTTACCTAGCAAGTGAGGGTTATGACCCATTTGACCACTGTAATCTTTTATTATTGATATTATCTCTATTAATATTGTGTCATACAGTTCTAGTATTTTACCGAAATCTTTTGACCATCTTGCAGTAGTGTCTTGATTAAATATTACAAAAGGTCTAAAACCATTTAATAAAATAAAAATAACTGCATCGTGTAACTTATAATCTAACTTTTTGTCAAGTATGTAAAATTCGTAAGCTTTTTGATTGTACTTAGTAGTAAGACCTAAACTGTTTAAGCTACCTTTTTTTGACGGCCACAGTTCTTGTGTTTTCCAATTTACATAATCATATAAGTACAATATATCTTTAACTATTGTTTTGTATTGAATAAAAGAATTAGGGTTTTCTTTGTATAGCTCTTTTATTCTTTGTTTATTCCAATATGATTCTATTGGTTGATTACTTACTTCTGCGTCGTAATAGTTATTTCTAAATAGATTAATTAAACACAATACATCTACAGCGTCCATTTTTCCTGCATAATCTGTTTCTTGTATTATCTCTTCTAGCCAATGTAATTCTTTTTTAGTTATGTTGATTTCTTTATCTATTGTTAATTTTGCATCTAATGTTTTGACCATATCATCTGAAATACTTGTATCTTTCATTACATAAAAATCTACTTTGACATAAGAGTGTTTTGATATCTCTTCTAGTTTTAGACTGTTAATAGCTAGGTATAAATTAGCACCATCAACAATACCTTGATGTAAAGTGTCATCTATAGTAAAACTTACTCTTTGTGTAGTATCTGATACTTCTAAATCTTTACAAATTATTTTTACACTTTGTGTTTTTAGATGAAATGTTCCTATTTCCCCAAACTCTTGTTTAATTGCTTTACCAATATCTTCGTGTACTTTTTTATCTACATCTACTACATTACAATTAGGATGTATTGGAACTACTTGTTTAATACCGGGTTTTTCATATATTAGTTCTTTAACAGGAATGTTAAAAGAAACTAAAAAGTTATTCTTTTGAACAGGGTCGTCTAATATTCCATAATTTTTATAATGTAAAAAATATCTATTCTTACCAGATATAATCTCTTCAGTTCCGTTGTCTTTAACCATTATCTAACTTAATTTTATGTCTGCGAAGATTTGTTATAGTATTTTCTAATAAATCTATTTGCTGTTGCCATACCATATGTTCATTTATGTCTTTAAGTTTAGAGGGTTCCCCTAACGAAAGACTGTAATGATTAGCTTCTAATTGCTTTAATTGATTATCTATAATTACTTTTTTATCTTCTTCAGTTATATATTCGTATTCCATATTTTCTCCTACCATCTATATTTAACTTTTTTTGCTTTTTGAAACTGTTTAAAAGATTTTTCTGACAAATCTTTAGGATTCTTTTCCCAATCTACATCAACAGGAGTTTCAAATCTTACATTTTTACCAATAAGTCTTTTAGTGTTAGATTCACATTTTGGACATTTAATTAAAGGGTCTTCATGTATTGAATAAGTTACTTCAAATTCAAAGTAGCATTTATGCATAATACATTGATGTTCATATCTAGGCATTGAATTTCCTTGCTTGTCTTCTCTGTTTTCTTTTTTGTGCTTTATGACAATTTTTACAGAATATTCTTAAAGAATCTGGTGCGTTTGGATTTTTAGAAAACTCCGAAACCTTTTTTTCTTGTTTACAAGATAAACATAGTTTTAATTTTTCATCTCCTATTTTACTTTTCTTTTCTTTAAGTATATCAATACAAATTATACAAAATTTAGTAAGACCATCTAAATATTTTTGATTTCTTTTATAATCTTCTACAGGTTTCCATTCCTTACAATATTTGCATTCTTTTTCAATAGGGTCTTTAAGACTTTTAGCTGCTAATTTTTGAGCTTCAGATACCTTTTCTGCTAATCCTTCTTCTTCTTCTATCCAAGTTTTAAATCTTTCTAAGCCAATAGGTTGGTCTTCATATGTTCTAGGAGTTGTAAGTCCACCACGACCTGTTTTAATTATTTCTAATATAGAGTCAGCTATATCTGCGTTATAAGCTCCACGCTGTGGAACTCCGGATTCTATTCTTAATTGCCTAACTCTTTCATGCGTAACACCCCATTCGTCAGCCCATGATTGTAACATTTTATTAGGGTCAGCTAGAAAGAGCTCCCTAGCTTCTTCTAGAGAAGGAGCTTTTCTATGTACCATATATTAATTATACAAAGAATCTGCTCTTGAAAGGGTTTAGTATTAACATATCTCCTTGTGTAAGAACAGGTGTTAAATTTTGTATTACTACATCAGCATAAGCAACATCATAATCGCCTATTCTTTCTGTAAGAGCAACATCAAAACTTGAAGAAGCAGTATTGTCTGCTAAATGACTACCTACTTGTCCAGTATCTGCTTTGGAAGCTATTTGTAATGATGTCATAAGCATTCTTGCAGCAGCTTTTGCAGAGGTTTGTTTTATTACTGCAGGTATATCAGCAGCTTGATATCCACCTACATAAGTAACTACAATATTTTTAGGTTTAATTCCGGACCATCTTACAACAATTCTTCTTAATCTACCATTGTCGTAATGTACATAATCTTTTTCATTACCAGATACTAAAGTATTACCATCTTCAACAACTGAAGTAATAGAAGCAATAGGTATGTGTCTTAAAAATAAATCTTGTTGTTCATTACCGTCAAAAGTTTCTGTAAATGTTGCTTGTTCGACATCATACCCAAGAAATCTTTTAATAGCAGAATCTACATAAGGTATAAAAGTATTTGTGACTGAAGATTCTACAGTAGAGTTTAAATCTATTTGTAGAAATTGTTCAACATCACTAACGCTACAAAGAGCCATTTAGGACTCCTTTTATTTATCTTCTGATGGTTTGACAGCTTTGGTTTCTACCTTTTTCTTTGGTGCTGCTTTTTTAGCAGGAGCCTTTTTAGCAGGAGCTTTTTTATCTTTCCAGCCTTGTTCTTTTAACCAAGCTTTAGAGATTTCTCTTCCAGCTGGTGCAAGTTTGGATGCTCCAGATTTAGGTAGTTCAGCTATAGAACCTTCAAAGAAAGTTCCATCAGCCATTTTCCAAATTGTCTTTTCTGGTTTAAATATATCTGACATAATAAAATCATTTTACTCTATAAAAAGAAGAAAGCCGGTTTAACCGGCTCTCTTCAAGTATCTAAATACTAGATAATTTACATATTTAGTATTTTATGGAAAGCTGCTTGTCTGTAAACAGGGAAACCAACTCTCATTGTAGCTCTAATAGCAAGCTGATTCTTAACAAAGAAATCAGAATGGCTATCAGTAACTGCAAGTTCGATGCCTTGTCTCATAACAACATTAGCTGCTTCGCCACCGCCGAATTTACCAACAAGCACTGTGTTGTTGGAAATTGCTGTGGTAGGGATAACTTTTAGTCCCCAAATTGATGCAGCTGGACCAGCGCCCATTCCGCCTGCGGCTACGAAAAGTGGTGACTTTTCTGCATAACCTGCTGAAGATGTTCCAGCAAAGTCTGCGCCAACGGATGTTACGATTTGATTCCAATCGCTTGGGTGCATAACAATAGCATCAGGTTCTGTGAAAGAGTTTACTCTGATGTCAGTAATTGCGTTATAGATTGCTCCAATTCTTCCTAAGTTACCATTGTAACTGTTGAAGTCTGAAGAACCTACTGAGCTCTTACCAGCATCCAATAAACCTTCTAAGTTAGGAGCAGTACCGTTACCGGAAATTAACTGCGAGTCTAATCTTAGTTTCATCATGGTCTGAAGTCTTGAGTTAACATACCCTTGAATTCCATTTACATCAGAAAGCAATTCGTCTGTGACAGGTATAAATACACCAATCTTTCTGATTGCTTCTGTTTGTTCTGTGAATGCAAGAGCAGCTTCGCCTACAGCCGCACCTTCAGCAGCTTCAGCTGCGTTGTTTGTGAATGTAGTCTCTTCGAGATAAGCAAAAGCATTTTGGTCTGATTCGATTTGGTCGAATAGTCCAATAACTGCATTTGGATCTCTAAGAGCTGACTCTAATATGCCAGGCTCTCTCAAAACCTCAGGTGGATAACCTGTGGTTGTTAATGAAGTTTTAAATTCATTTGGGCTAAAACCTACTTTAGCGTCAATTCCTTTAACTCCATTTTCTTTATAGTTCTTATAAGCGGCTGTGTTAACAAATTGTTCACCAACTGATTTTGGTTGAACTTTTTCACTTCCGTAAGAAGGGGCTTCTGCTGGTTGCGAATCTGCTTCCATAGCTTTTTCGTTTTTACTTTTAGCGGAAGCTAAATTTACTTCCTCTACTAATCCAGCGAGTTCTGAGTTTCTGTCAGCAATAGCCTGCTTTTGGTCTGCAGTATATTTACCGTCTTCAACTGACTCAAAGAGTTCTTTTAATTCAACTCTTTTAGAAGCTAACTTTTCACGAAGATCTTTAATGTCATTTGACATGTTTATTTGTCTCCTATTTCTAGTTTAGATTTTTCTAAACTTGTAGCTTATATTTCGTCTAATTCGGTTTCAGCTATAAGAGATTCAGTGACCATGTGTTGAGCCTCGAGTATAACTTCATCAATTCCGTCATTCTCTTCGTCTTCAACAACTTCTTCTTCAGAAGATTCTTCTTCGACTTCTGTTTCAACTTCTGTTACTTCTTCTTCAGCAGGAGCTTCTTCTTCCACGACGACTTCGTCTTCAGAAACCTCAGGTGTTTCCACCTCAGTAGTTTCTTCAACGACTTCTTCGGGAGCTTCAACTTCTTCTTCTGTTTCAGCAACTTCAATTTCTTCTTCCGTATCAGGAGTTTCTTCTTCTATGTCAGTCATTGTTCCGACTTCGACAATTACTTCGTCAATTTCGTTCCAAGCCTCATTCAAGTCTTCTTGAACTGCTCTTAAAGCTTCCGTAGCTTTCTCCGACAATTTCCTACCATCCTGTGAACGCAAAGACCCTATAGCCTTCGCTCTTTCAACTAAGTCATCTAATGCAACAAGTACATCTTTGACTTCTTCCGAGAAACGCCTTCCTGACACGCTGGATTCGTTTTCATTGGAAACTTCTTCAGATCCTTTTTCGCCACAGCTATCTCCACCGCAGCATTCTTCATCTTCAGGGTCTGATTTCAATTCTTTTTTGCTTTCTTTGTAACATGAGCCATCTTCTTCATGGTTACAAGAGCCATACTTTTTTTCTTCTGTTTTCTCATAAATAGTATCTTCGCCTGATTTGATAGCTAGTGTGTATGTTTCTTGGTTTGCACCGACTAGCACAGGGGATACTTCGTAAACTGTTAATTCTTTTAAGTAGCGAACATCATATTCGTCGCCTGGTTCGTCTGATTTTTTGAAAGGTGCAACTTCTGAATCATCAACTCTAAAACCAAAAGACCACTGTTGTAAGTCTCCCATTGATTTAACTAAGTTATATGCTTCTTTTCCTGCTTCTGTTTCCATAAAGAAAGAACCTTTGAAAACAGCTTTCTCATCATCTTGTACTATTGAACCTTTACCTATTGGCTGATCCCATTTATGAGCAAACACCATTGGTACTTGTGTATCTTTAAAACCTGATTTTACTGCTCCAGGAACAACTACATCCCCGTCGCTATCTACATTGCCGAAAACTGAGAATACAGCTTCGACTGCTCCTTTATCATCGCCCTCTTCTTTGATATTAAGCTCAAAACTTTTTATCTCTTTATTATCCATACACCTTTTTCCTTGTATTACCTCTTATAATAATAGCACTCTGTATTGTTGCGTATCAAATAAGTTGTCTGTACTATTTATTTTAACATCTTAATCTTCGAGATGTTCGTTTTCCTCTTTGTGTACGGAAGTATCCTCTTTTTTGTTATTTTGTCTATCAAGTCGTGTTGGTGTAGGTTGTATATTACCTTCTCTTGTTACCTCAACTTGAAATGATTCTGTTGTTAAAGTATCTTTTTTGCCGTCTCGTGAGTTCATACCTCTAACAAGTTTTGCAGACCAAGTCTTTCCGGTCTCTCCACCCCATAATGCCCATGCAATTCTACCGTTTGAAGGATAACCTTTTTCTCCAGGCCTCCATCCTTCTGCTCTTTTGTCTACTTCATGTCTTGGAAAGTATTTTGCAATGTGTCTTACTTTTTCAGGACCAGCAGTTGAGTTATTTAAAAGATATCTTGCTGAGTTTCTACCAACTGAAGTACCACCTCTACCATGTTCTTTTACCCAATCTAATCCTCTTCTTGCTTCTTTTTTAGCACCTGAAGGAATTGTAAAATTCATATCGTCATATTTGCCTTTGATAGATTTTTTGCTACTTAGTGGATGACCACTAGGAAGTAAATCAGTATCAAATGGTTTACTAGGAAATTTACCTTTTAATCCTTTTAAGAAAGCATTAACTCTAGCGTAAGCCCATTGATCTGAAGAAGTTACACTAGGTCTAACACTTCCAGGATTAGTATTGTATGCACCAACTCCTCTTCTAAATACTGCAGTTAGCATTCTTAGAGTTGCTCTATACTTTGGGTCTTTAGCGTTAAAATCTTCTACTTTTTTCTTAAGAGCTTTTTTAACTTTTTCACTTACTTTTTCTTCTAAATCTTCATAAAAAGCTTTAGCAATTGCTGCTTCATAATCTTCGTGTGTTTGACACGGCATAAATACTTCTTCACCGTCTACTTCATGAGTATGAACACCAATAGCACAAGATAGTTCTTCTGATCTTGCTAAAGCATCTGCTGAATTGTCGAATATATCTTCATCCATAGCTGCTTTCTCTGCTTCTTCTTGTGTTTCTTCTTGAGGTTCTTCTACAACATCGCTAGTCATAAAATCTTGATAATCTTTAGGATCAGTTGGTTCTAAGTTTAAAGGTCTTAAAAACACATCGTGTTCAGGTCCTACTTCTAGTCCAACAGCTTTTCTAGCTTCAGCAACGGTAATCCAACCTCCTGAAACTCCTGTTTGCATACGCTTATATTGTTCGCCTTTATCTACATCTAAAGCTCTTACTTCGTCTAAATCATACTTACAGTGAATATTTTTATCTGAAGTAAAGTCTGCTAAAAGTAATTGATGAGTAATCTCGTTAGCAACTGTTTGCCATAAAGGAATGAGCTTTTGCTCTGTAAAAAATTCTCTTAATTCTCTTGTATTGTTGTAAGTAGCAGCTTCAAGACCTGCACCTAAACCTGCCAATATAGCAGGAACACCTAATACAGCAGAAACTCTTTCCTCTGGCAATCTCCTAAGTTGATTAAGGTTTAATTGTTCAGGAGACCAAGATACAACTTTCACATCCATAGAACCTGAAAGTATCATAGGAGCTCCTCTATTTGAACCACCAAACTTTTGTTTATAAATCTGAGCAATTGCTTCAGCTTCTTCTTGGCTTGGTCCACCCATACTGTCATCTTTAGGAGAAAGAATAACTCCTGGAACTGCCATGTTGTGCAATAATGCAGCAGCATATTGTCCTGCAGCTTCGTCTCCTAAGATTTCTCTAAGTACAGCTTTTAATGGAGCAAAACCTTTTCTATGATTATTTGGATCTACTCCCTGTCTAATGTGAACTATATCTTGAGCAGGTATAACTTTAAATTCGTTTCCATCAACTTTGTTACTGTCTTTTACATAATATTCATAATGAGTAATTAATTGTTTTTCATTACCTCTAGGCTTTACATACATTGGAATAAGAGGAATGAGTTCAACTACTCTTCCATTTCTAGACCTATTCTTAAAAAGATAAGCATCACCTTCTGCATTTAGAGATGTGATAATGTAATGAGCAAGTAATGAACCTGAAGTGTAAGGATTAGGCCTTGCCATTAATTCTTGTACAGGGTGATTTTCCATAATCTCTGAATCACCATTTACATATTTCATAACTTTGATTCTTGGTTCAGCAAATGAGGTAGCTAAAACATTAAGACAAGAAACTACTGCTGAGTTACCTGTTCCGTCTCCAATTTGTTTGAGCATTTTTTCAGGAACAAATCCTGAATCTGAATTATATCCAAATACAGTACCATCTAAGCCTGATGTCTGGTTAAAAGTAAAACTTTTTTTGCCTTCTGTAGCTCTCTGTGGTGGTCTTTGTAAATATTCAACAGCTCTTCTGTATCGTGACTTATTTTCTGCCATTTAAAACGCTTTCCAACCTATTCTTTTATTTAAGTTTAGTACGCCATAAGCTAGCGTATCAACTATGTCGTCATGTGCTCCCAAAGGAAAAGTTAAAAGTTCTCTTTCTGCTTCATGTACCCAATCACACATTGGGTCATCGGGAAAAAACACTTGACCACTTTCCATTTTAGCAGACAAAGGTGTCGCTCTGGAGCGTTTATCCTTATCTGCTTTTAATTCTCTAACAACAAGGCCTTCTCTCTTAGCAAATTGAATTATTGATAATTGGAACCCTGCTCTTTCTATTCCAATCCAATCAAGATTATTTTTTTTGTAAAATTTTTTCATAGAAGGAATGATATCTGGTGCTTCCATTCTTTTTCTAAGCATATCTATAACAAATAATTTATTTTCACTCGAATCATGAGCAAAAGCTGTCATAACTGTGTAGTCAGCAGTTTGTTTTGTTGAGGTTGCTAAGTCCACAGTGGCATATTTTGGCATGTGGTCAAATTCATAAGTAAAACCTTCTAATTTTGCTCCCCGAACAGCAGGTTGGTAGTAGTTAAACCAATCTTGTTTGAACATTTGAGTTCCTTCATTAACAAATTCTGCTTCATATTCTTGTGCATAAGTTAATGAACCGATTTCTTGCTTTGCAGATTCTAATTCTTCGGGGTCAATACTTGGATTATCTACAGTTGAGAACTTAAATTTGTCCCAATCTTCTCTTTCATCTGCATCTTGCCATAAACGATAGAACCAATTGTTCATACCACGAGGTGTAGAAATAAATAATGCAGATCCTTTTCTTTCTGTAAGGGTTGGACGAAGAACTTCTGTCCATGTTTCTTCTTTAATAAAGGCAGCCTCGTCCATAACTAAGAAGTCAAGGCCTTCACCTCTTAATCTTTGAGGATTATCAGCAGATTTTACAGCAATAAATCCACCATTAGGAAATGTAACTGTCATATCTCCCATTTTGACATCAACACCCATCGATTCGCCAAGATCATACCCTGCTGCCATAATATCTCGCCATCCGACACGAGCTATAGAAAAAGTAGGTGCCACCCACCAGGCTCGTTTTCCCTTCATCGCTGTTTCTATACAGAGTTGAACCCCGAGCCTTGTCTTCCCAAAACGCCTACCTGCACAAAGAATCTTCCAACGGGCTTCTGAATCTGAAACTGTTTGCTGATTCTCGTGCAAAGGAGGTAATTTAATTATTTTTTTCTTTTGCGACTCTTCTTCAAGTAGCTTGCTGAACTTTGGCTCTTCCATATTCCTATTATATACACCTATCTCCGAAGAGATAGGCGTTGATGGGAGGGCTTGTCAGCAAGGAAGCCGACTACTTTAGTCTACACTTCCTTACTACAAGATTTCAACTTATCCCTCTATGTCGTCATAGTTATCTGTGTGTGGCATAGTCCAAGTTTTCATTTCATAATTCAAACCACTTTTCTCTAATGCTTCGTTAATTTGCTTAATAGCATCTTCAACATCAGTCATAGGTGGAAAACCAAACTCAACAGTCATATCTGCATAGTCTTGTTTTATTTCATTTGTATGCCACGCATAGATTCCTGTCTCTTCGTACAGTTTATCTATTTCTTTTTTTTCCACTCTGCCTCTCTCTTCTTATATCGTCTAGAAGACCTGCAATATTTGATTTTGCAATAACGGTATGTTCTCTTAACCTCTGATTTCTATCATTAGGATACTTAGACATATCTCTTTCTTCTAGTCTCATCATCTCTTCACCGAACCATTCGGCAACTTCGTCAACTAATTTCATCACGCCTTGTGATACTTGACTACTCATTCTTCCTCCGTTTCGTTTAATTCAGACATAAGATGGGAAACAAAGTTCCCATCTAAATCCCATGTAACAATTATTTTTGCTGCAATAGATAAATGCCTAAAAGCTTTTTTTAACATAGCTTCTCTCATTATTCTTCCTCTTGATAACCTTTTAATATTCTTGTCATATTATCAAAGTCAGCTTCATGAATCATGCCATCTTCTAACATAACTTTCATCTCGTCAAGAAAGTATTCTTTTACATCATCTTCTATAATTACAAACCCATCACTAGGAACAGACATAATGTCATCATGTATTTCTTTATGAAATATATTTTTACTTCCTATAAATAAAGATTTGTTTTTACCCATTCCATCAATGAGATGGTTTAAGTCGTTTTTCATAGCTGACTTAGTATAAAAACTTGGAGTCTTAAAAAATGCTTGTACCATTTTTGCATAGTACATAGCTTCGTTATCACTCTTAAGTCTTTTCCACATCTTCATTAATTCTCTATAAGTGATAATCATTTTATCTTTACCACTTGGTAGTTCATATTGAATTTGCACTGGCTTGTGGTCATGCTCACAATTTACTTCATCTTCTGTTAATTCTCTTCTAGTAGAAAAAGCTCTTCCAACAGATCCATTAGGTGTAAAAATAATACTTAACAAATGTAATTTGTTTGCATCATATCCTTCTCCCCAATCCTGGTCTGCATCAAAAACCACAGGATAAGATACAATACAAAAATCTATTTTGTTTTTATCTACTAACTGTGAAAGTCTAGCTAAATGTTTTCCAACTTTATTAATAGTTCGTTCTAGGTCATCTTCTTCGTCATCTGTTGGAAAGTTAGAAACTACAAGTTTTCCAAAATTACCACCATCAGAAAATTGACCAAACAAAAATGTTGTAGGTATAGAAGCATTTAGGAATCCTTCTTTTATAATTTCTACATGATCTAATTCTTCATCATTCCAATCGACCATTTCATCTGGGTTATCTCTTAGATATTCAGCCATTCCAAAAGAAGAGTTGTATATCTTTTCTATATGTCCTGCTAATACAGGTCCATGAACAACAAGTTCTGAGTTTGCAAAGCTCTCTACTTCTGCTGCTCCTTTATCAAGGTCTTCTTGGAAGTCTTCTTCCCAAGACCAATTGTCACCAATCTCACTCATACCATTCTGCCTTTCCATGTGCTTTTAACATTTCTTCTAAATTGCCATCTGGATACTTTGCATATCGTTTCCATACAGCTTTCTTCATTTCATTACTCAATCCCATTCTTACCAAAGTAGGATACAACTCTCCTTTAGTAGATTTTGTTGGTTTCATTCTTAATTCGCTTTCGTTAGGAGTACATGTCCTAAGTTCTTCGCAAAGATTACCTTTTGAGTCTTCAGTCATGCAAGCCTCATAATGAGAATAGTTTCCATACTCATCAGGAACCCACCTCTTATCTAAAAAGCTACAAGCAACATTATCTGATTTACAAGCACCACCACTAAATTTATCAAAGGGTTGTGTAGATTGTGTTGGTTTACTTACTTTAGGAACATTAAGTTCTTTAAGTCTCGCAACAATCAACGAACCTTCAGGTGCTTTTACTCTTCCGTCTTCATATAAAGAACGAACAGCGTTAAAAACATCTTTCTTGCTATAACTCTTAAGGTCGGAATACCAAACATCAATATATACCTCGTCCCACTTAGTAGCATCAGACATTCTTAGTTGAAGCCATTGAACGATTTCATACCAATCAGCCTTAGACATACCAACTAATGTTTTTCTTTCATCATCTAATACGGGTTTTGGTTGATGTTGTGCTAACTCTTCTAACGACATGTTGGAATCTCCTATCGGAGTTAAGTCATTACTCGTCATCTGTATCGAAAAGTCCTGCAGCTAATAAAACATTACCAACACCTTTAGTTACAACTTTGTATTTAAAGTTTGGATTCTTGTTTCCAAAATAAGCAGCAGATGATCTTAAAGTGTTAGCTAGTTTTCTAGCAGTCTCCATTGGAAGACCTTGCTCTTCATAAACACAAATCCATTTATTAGGATTGTCATTCATGAACTTTTGTATCTTTTCTGTGAAATAGATACTAGCCCTACCTTTACCTGTCTTCTTCTTAGCCCAGGCCATATCATCATCTAATATGAAAGGGTTGAAGTCAGGAATTGTTCGACCCATAGTTGACGCACTTTGATATTGTGACCAATTGGCTCGAATAGCATTAGAGTTTCTTACAGCTCTATTTCTTATCTCTTCTTCGTTACTATTTTCCATAGTTCTCCTTTTGTTTATTTAAGTATTATATATGAATAATATATATATGCTTAGAATTTGAAAAATATATTACTATATCTTTTCCCGTCCTAAATTTAGACTTACTTAATTTAAAAAGGTTACATACTTTTTTATCTTTTTTTATATATATTTACACTTCCCTATATCTATATACCCATACATTTCTATATATATTCGGATCTAGAATATTCGGATTAAACCGATACACCCCCCTATTGTCTTTCCTCCCATCCTGTAGGTTTAGTTATATAGGTATAGTTAATTAGGTATAGTTAGTGCCAAGTTTGCGTTACCCCTAGGGGTTAAAGGATCTGGTACCCTAGGGGCCAAAATATCGTTACACCCTACATATAGTGGTACAACAGATTGGTATACCATATCTAGTATGTATCACCTATAACAGTGCAACCCATCTGCAAAACATAGAAAAATCTGGCTTTAAAAACCCTATAAACATTGACTTCGCAATAAAGATACCCTTATTGACTTGATATACCATAAAATCTAGATATATACTATAGATTAAGACAATATGATCTGAGAGCGATTCGTATTTCTCTTTGAAAACTCATAGTGTCCTCCTTTGTTGGTTAAGGGGACTCTTCGGGGTCCCTTTAGCTTTTCCCCTGGGCAAATACATCCAGGCCCAAACAAATATACAGATCCATTCGGAAATAAAAAAAAATTTGTAATCAGTTATTTCGAAATTTCATTAAGGCATTGGCGCGGAACGCTACCTATTTCGAGTATTGAATCTCTATGACTTCTTCAGATTGTGCTTCTAGTTGAGCCTGTTCTACGAGTTGTTTCTGTAGTTCTTTGTTCCATCTTGGGTTAGATCGTTCCAAATACCATGTTGCAGCTTGCCACACTCCGTTCTGTGCAGCCTGTCTAACTGTGTTTAAAAACAGTGCTTCTGCTTTTGCTTTACTTTCGATTACCCTGTCCAAAAACTCTGAATAAATTGTTTGCTCTCCGGCATCCTGGTCAGCCTTGCCTTTAGAAAGCCAATTGTATATACTACTTGAACTTACACCACTCAAAGATGCAGCTTGTTCAATGAAATGTCCTGCAGTGAGCCACTTGCACACCTGTTGCATTTTATCTTCATTTAGTTTGATTGGTCTACCCATAGTTATATATCTATTTTAACACATGTATTTGTAGGAAAAGGGAATTTGTTATTACATATATCCATATAAATAAATAAAAAAACAGTAAGAGATAAGAGAGTAAAAAGACCCTATATGGGAACTGTGGGGTACCCCCAGATTTTTTTAAAAATAGCTATGATTCTGGAATTGTAGACTATACTTTAAATACTATCCTCGAGATATAGTCTATCGTCTACATGAGGGGATCTGGCAACAGATTCTCTCAAACGGTAGAGAATTGATGGTTATGGAAGAAGAAACAAACAATAAAGAATTCTGTGAAGTCTATGGTTGGGACGACCTAGATGATGAACTATAAGGTGCGAAATCTGCTCTTACCTTGAAATATATCATCGGCGTTCTTGGTAGTATATAGCAGCAGAAAAAAAAATTCTAGCGATTTTCACAATGGGGTATAGGTTGTGAAAACTTTGTGCATTTGTGAATAATTCCAGATCATAAAAAATTTTATTGATCCACCCCCTGCCAAATTATTTTAGAGCAAAAAAAAAGCAGGAAAAGGTTGCCCCCCTCCTGCTCTTTAATTTTTTATATTAGAATTAATTTTCTAAATGTATGCCTTTATATAAATATACAATGTCATCATCTTTGTATACTTCGATATTAAATAAAGTACATAGTATAGAAATTAATTCAATCTTAATTTTTTTCAATGTCTATCTCCTTGTTGTTCGTATCCCTGGAGCTAGAGGAGAAGAGGTTTGCCCTCTTCTCCTTTTTGTCTAGCTCTTTATTATTTAGTATTGGTTGATGAAATTTTAACTTCATCTCGGAGTGTTAAGGGATACTAAATCGTCGTACCCCTTAGCTCCTTTGTACTGCTTATAAACTGCAGTATTACCATTATGTATTTTCGGACAACGCTTAGAATTATTCTCGATTATATAATCAAGAACCATAAGCCCTAATTCGGGGTGTTCTTTGTACTCCTCGAAATTGTCGGCAGGTTTTTCTAAGTGGTTGCAACTAGTAGCTAAGTTGTCAATGTGAAATGGTTTCTTCGCATTGAGTTCTTTTTGCTGTTCTTCTCTAGTCTCTGTGTTGAATAGTGTTTCCATTTTTTTCTCCTTTGTTAATGGTTGCTTATTCTATGAAAATATCCATATTGAATATTTTCATTCAATAAGTTTTTCTTATTGTGTGAAAGCAGTTGAGTAAATTTTTCACTTCTCAAGAATTTCTTCTTGCTCTTCTTGGTTTCAGATTTCGGTTGCTCTGTGTTATCCAATTAATATCAGTATACAGATATGAGAACTATATGCAACTCTATATATAGAAAAAGGGTATATTTTTTTTCATACAGACATACTATATATTGTATGCCTTTAAATCGTTTCTAAGAGGCTATGCTGTCCTTCTCCATACCCAACAGCTAAAGGGGGGTAAAACTTCTACAAGGGGCTTTAAATGGCAAATAGAGGGTATTTGTAAAAATCCAGGAATTAAAGGGTTTTGTATATTTTGATTAATGCAAATGATTTGCAATAAGGGGATCAGAACAAATGTTCGAGGATCAGCAGGATCTAAACTGCTCCAGGTCCTAAAGGCCTTCTCCATAGGTAGATCCAAAGAGTCAGAATAAAATGCAAATAGGGGAGCATTGCTGCCCCCCTGGTTTGCTATTGTCTCATACCCAACAAGAACAATTAAGAATTTTTGTTTTCTTTCTTTCGCCTTGCGTTTTCTTTAAGTAACAAATCTAATAAACCAATCATTAGAATTGCCCTATAATTAAACTTTTTTCGTTGGGTATATCAATTACAACTGTATTATCTTCAAGGTCTTCCCTATCTTTTATTAGGTCGTAATCTTTTAGTACTTCTTCTATTGAGTCGTACTCGGCATATTCACAACATATCGCAATGACATCTAATTCAATGTCTTTGTGCATATCTTCGCTCAAATCGTCCAAATAATCGTAAAGAGCAGATAAGCCCCCATAACTAAATTGATTTGGTCGCATTGTCATGAACCTATGAACAAAATGTTCACGAGTTACATGTTCGGTTATAGCCATAATAATCTCCTTTATTTTTGCCTACATAGAATTAGACTGTCATACTTTTAAAAGGTTACATAAAAAATTATTTTTTTTTTGGCCTACCCCCTATGATCTGGTCAAGATCAGAAAATCAAGATCCATATAGGGGTATGTCTATCTATATTTAGCATTAGACATAAGAAAAGAGTCAGAACCTTTTGGGTCCTAACTCTTTCTTGTCCTTTGTTTATTTTATAGTCTTAGGTTATCGTAACCTAAAGCTCCATCAAATATTTTATAAACAGCTGTATCACTGTTGTGTTTTTTTGGACAGCTCTTTGAAGTGTTTTTAATTACTTCAACTAACTCCATTATTACACCTTCGCTGTTTGTGTAATACTCTGGATACTCAACTAATGGCTTTTCCATTTCATCGCAATTACTTGCGTTGTAATGGTTAGCTAGTTTTCTATCCATTTCTTTTCTTTGCTTTTCAACAGTATCTGTTGTGTATAAGTTATTCATATTTCTCCTTTGTTGTTATTTCTTTCAGTATAATAAATCAATCTAACTATGCAACTAATATAAATTAAATTCATACAGTTACATAGATACATTATTTACCTAAAACTTTTTTGATAACAGTTTTATAAAACACTACAGCCATAACTCCATAACACCATATTAGGATTATGTCTAAAGTGTTAAATATTCCATTTCCAGAAAAGTCAAGTAGTAGCCACATTAGTAGCTACTCACTTGATTTTTAAGCTTACTTTCAATAAGAGAAAGTTTTGTTTTAATCTCTCTCAAATCTCTAGCTGTTTGGCGGTGTCTTTCTTTCCTATCATTAAGAATAGAACTAAAGACCATAAAAGCTACAGCTCCTATTAAGCCAACCATAATAACAAATGCTGTAAATTCAACATTATTTGCGAACTCCATATCTCTCCTTTGTTGTTCTCTAATACTTAGACTATAAAAGTACAGAAAAGGTTACAGCTAATTAAATTAATTTAGCTATAACCAAATCGGCACATGGATTACAAATTTTTTGGTAATCCTCTTCTGGTGCGAATTCGTTGTAACACTCATCACACTCAAATAATGGAACGCTCATACAACTCTTGTATAAGCGTAGCCACTACCTTTGATAGTATCGTTAAAGATACTACCTAAACTCTCATCGGACTTATTGACTTTTGCCAATGTCTTATAATGAGAAAATGGAACATCACTATATTTATAGGTAGCTCCACTGTTAAAAGTAACGAATAAATTTCGCTCTTTCCAATCACTTATATAAGCAATTGTTTGTATTACCGAACTTTTGGGACTACCAAAAATTCTTGCTCTTTTAAAGAACATATAATCAACTCCTTTAGTTGCTTACTTATTAGACTTTGATTTCTCCATATTGGTTACATCATTTTCTAATTTTTTTTGTTTTTTATTTTTTGCCATTTCTTTCAACAGCATATCTAATATTCCTATCATACGAACTTAGACTATCCTTTCTTTAGTTTGGTTACATAGTTTTTAAATTTTTTTGGTTATCTGGTAAATGATCTTAAAGCTATATCGCATTAGATCCACTAAAAGAGTCAGAACTTTATAACCAGATGTGGCCTTTCGGCCACTCTAGTTTTCATCAACGATGAATTCAACTTCATTTGAGTCATCAATAGCGATGCCGACAATTTTTACATTGTCCTTCCACTTTGCAAAAGACTTACCCAAATCGGAACGAACATACATTCCACCTTTGAACTCTTTATCAAAGTCTGCATCTTGTGACCAAAATACTGTTTTATCCATAATTTCTCCTTTGCTTGAAAACATACTGCGACTGTGTCGTAGCTAAATCTTATCTTGCAAGATTAATTCCACTTTAGTGGAGCTTAGCGTACATTCACTGCGTAGTGTTCAATGTGATAAACCATACCTCCTTCTTAAGTTAGAGCCATTGGATAACTTAAAATATACTATATGTGTCAACATTCTGAGAACTGTATCAATGCCTTAGCCTAAAGACCTTCGCATTCAACACAATCGCACTATGTTTTTTTTGCCTGTATTACTTAGACTGCGTGTAACCGAAAAGGTTACACACAAATCTAAATTTTTTTTACTTGCCCTTGTTAGCCTGGAATCTTCTATTTAATTCCTTCTTAACATTCCTAGCGACTTCGCCGCGCCAGGTTTGAGCATTAGCAAGAAAATAGATAACAATGTCATCTCCATCATCTAAGAAGTATTTATCTTCTATAGACTCCATAGTTGCCATCGCATCTAAATATGGGACCGCCCCAAAATGTGGGTTATCCCAATCTTCTCTAACCATTTGAGCTAAATCACTCAATGGCATCTCTTTTAATTCCATTTAGGAACTCCTTTGTTGCTTGTAATAATTAGACTCCTTGCAACCCCAAAAGGTTACAAGGAATCTTAAATAATTTTATTCCTCTTCCATTAAGATGGAATCAACGAATGCTGCTAAATGTAAACCATATAAAGCATCTTCGGTACGGACCTTGTCACTACCTTTATGCGTTATTTGGAACCCATCTTCCATCTTTGGTAATTGAATCATTATATCCAGGAAACTAGAGTCTCTCATTAATTCTCCTTGTACAACATTTTCAATTACTTCTTTAGCTACAGGAACCATAGCTAAAGGAATAGGTGGATAACAATTACCTCTAAAATGAGCCTTTAGACCTTCTTCAAGACCTAATATTTGGCTAACATTCATAGCTGTTGTATATCCCATATTTTTTCTCCTTTGTTGCGTACTACTTAGACTCCAGGAATTTATAAAAGGTTACATATAAAATAAAATTTTTTCATGATCTGTATATCTATATACACATTAAGACCAGGGAATTAGTCAGATCCTAAAGCTTTGAGGGGGTTTCCCCCCTCAAGCCACTAACAACAAGGGGTTGTTAAAGTTTTTGCAAAGAGAGAAATAAATCCTCTTTCTCCTCGTTGTAGCCATCAAATACCACCTTAGGAAGTCCATTGTCTTGAACTTCACACACAAAATGGTATGTGTAATCTTGCCAAGCATCAAGACCTTTAGTAGTCGGCATAATACCGACAGATAAAAAGTCGAGTGGATTTTCTTTCCAATCGCCTGCAAAGTTTTGAGCCAAATAGACTAGATACTTAGATGCTAAATATGAAGCATCCCCAAATCGGCTGTCCATATCTGTATCTCTTAAGGTTTCTAGAAACTCTTTTATGTCGAGTCCTGCCCCCTCAAGGTATCCATCCCAATGCCTGTATATACAAGCTGTTGGCTCTTGTTTTTCTAATTCCTTTTCGGAACTGTAGAAATAATGTAGACTTCTTGTCCCCATAGTTCTCCTTTGTTGCTTACTAATTAGACACCCCATAACCAAAAAAGGTTACAGGGTTTCTAAAATATTTTTTAGGATTGAAGCTCTCTGTACCTCTTACCCTCTTTAGGATTGGTTATCATCTCGCCATTCATATCGAATTCGCCAATATAACCACCTCTATTGTTTTCCTCATCAGCTTGTATAACCCATCGCCTAGTTGTTTTATCTCTTAGTAATAAGGTAACCACAATATTTGAGCAATCCAAATCCCAAGTGCCATCTCTATCAAACCAAGTGTTTTCATAATTGATATCAACAATAGTTGCACCAACTAAATTTGGTATATCTAGAGCAACAAACCCTGCATTTTCTAACATGGCTTGAGCACTATCTTTGGTATGCGTAATACATAACCCATCATGGTTATATACAATTTTTTGGTCTTTTGGTTGTAAGTCTTTTAACATACTACCCTTTCTGGTTGCGTACTATTTAGACACTCTTAGAAGCAAAAAGGTTACATGTTTTTTAAAAAATTAATCTAGATGTAAAGTCAAGATATAGATTATGATCTGGCCAAGATTCGGCAGATCCAGCTGCTTCCAGGTCCTGGTATCTATATATACCATTAAGGCCTGGTAAAGAGTCAGAACTCTAGATCATAACTTCGTAACATACTAGGGTGCAGTCTGCTTTATTATAATTACTTTGTAACCCAATATGCTACGAACTTACTACCTAAGTCAATATATCAAGAGTTTAGTTCGAACTAACCCGTTAGGATTTTGGTCTGCGACAGGTAGTTTCATTTCGATACTGTTCCGTTTCGTGAATTTAGTTAGGATGTCTGTCAAATGTTTTTGCCCTAGGAAAAAACATTATCAAGAGATTGCCCTCTATTTCTTCGTGAGTAACTGTAGTTTCGATATCAGACTATGAACCGCTTTACGACCCTCTCTAATATATTGACTTAGCTAGTAAGCCCTATACTACTTAGACTACCTGCAACCTAAAAAGGTTACAGGTTTTCTAAAATTTATTCTTCGTCTTTAGATTTTTTACTTACCTCATAATAAGGTAAGTTGTCTTCTCTAATTTCCTGGAACCAATCCATTACACTTTCATGTAATTCTTCTTGGTCATCCACATCAAATGGAACTTCAAAATTGAAATTCACCCATAAAGTGGCCATTATTCCTCCTCTAGGTATGCCATATTAGGTACTTCATATCCCCATTGGTTTTCAAGAGTATGTATTATGCTAAGAATTTCTTCTCTAGCATAATTTTCCTCAGTACCACCTTCGCCAATAATTTCAAGCAATCGCTTTACTACGAAGTCAATCATTTGATTTCCTCCTTGACTTCCTTGATACAACTATGTTGTAGGAATTGTATGTCAGGAACATTACCACCAAAAAGGTGTGATATCCACATACCTATTTCCATATCAAGTGCCTCAGTAAAGAACCCTACTTGGTCCTTATCAGCTTTATCGTGAGCCTCCCAAAATTCATCACCTAAATCTGCCTCATCAAATCTGAGTGTGAACTTTCCGATTATCTCGTGTTTGTTAGACATTTCTTCTCCTTGTTTTGCCTGTACTATTTAGACTTCATCTCCTCCTAAAAGGTTACATACTTTTATAAAAAAATTGGATTGGCCACAACGGGTAAACCCGTGGTAATCCTCGGAACCTGTACTGTTAACAGCGTACATTAACTCCCCGTGAATTAGAGTTAGTTCCTCTAGTGGCCTCCCCAACCATAAGCAACCAAGGAGGTATTTACGATTATGATCTTACGACCTTAAACCATTAAACCCCTTGATTTAGTCAGAATATTCTGAGTAAAAGTCTTCAGAACTACAGAACAATACTTCATCAGCTTTATAAACAATTTCTAAATTGTCTTTGCAGCTGTCGCACATTATTGCCCACTGCCTTCCCATACCGGCCATTTCACAGGCATTGTCGTATTGAGTTGGCTGTTCGCTTCTCTGGTATTCTTTATACCAATACCATAGTTCTTTGACATAATCCTCATACAAATCCCATATATCTTTACCCGAAGGCAGAGTACTAGGATTGTATTTCCTAAAGTTTGGAATTTCTCTTACAAGAAACTCTTTTATATCTTTAGGTAATTCATGTACATCTTTCATTTAACTTCCCCCTTGTTAATTGCAAAGGTGAGTGTCTTGGCACCCACCTTTACAAACTTATAAAATTAACTAACTAGTTCACCTTTGTTATCAAAGTGTCCCCAATCAGCATTACCACCTTCTTCATGCCACCTACAACTTCCTCTGAGGTCGTAAGTTTTACAAATATAAGAAATCAATTCGTAAGGAGGTCCCCAAGCTGATTGGTTTGCAAACTCAATCGCTAAGCTTTCCTTATCGTTACTAAGATTGATTAACTCAGTTTCGTGAACTTCATCGATAGGAGTAGGAGTTACCCACTTGGTTCCCCAATTGTTTAACCTCCACTGATACCAATCCCTAGCACCAAACTCTGCAAAAATCTTCTTACCTTCTTCAGTAAGAACTTTTGTATCGTTTGGAAATTCACCTTCTCTATAAGATATAGGAACAATTGTAAGACTGTCATCTTTACTATTCTCTATGTCTTGGTCAACAAATTCGCCTTCAGCGTTTCTGTATACCCAATTGCTAAGTGTTACACCTTCGTGTGTCATTGCACCACTTGTTATTTGGTCAAGAACCCTTGGTGTAGGTCTCATCATAGTTAGGTCAAAGCTATCGACTTCTACATCGTTAGTTTGCCAACTAGCGTATTTCATTGTGTTGTCTTTTACTAACTTTCTGATGACATCAACATCACCTTCAAGTTGTATATAGTTATCACAGTAATTTGGCATTATGCCTCCTTATATTGCTTTCCCTTTCGGGCCTCATATATTAGACACTCGATAAGACAAAAAGGTTACATAGTTTTTTAGAAAAATGGTAAAGGACTTAGGTGTTGTCCATTGTGCAAACTCCCTTTAAGGGTGGTGTTTTTTACTTAGCTCACCTGGTTCTATTACCATTAATGATCTGAAAAGAGTCAGATCTTATAATAACCTTTCTTACGAGGAGGTTTTCGCTTTGGTTTCTTTCCTGCTTTTCGTGCTTTCTCTTGAAGCCATTCATCTAATAAACCTATAAACATCTATTCCTCCTCATAATTAATCCCAATACAGTCCGAAGTCACCTTCACTAAAGTACCTATCATCGGCCTCATGTGAAGCATAATCTTCTGTATCATCATCGAGCTTCTTAAGCTCACCAAGTTCTTCCTCTACATACCAGCCACATTCGTTCAAACGAACTGAGTTCATATTGCTGCCACCGCCATTTTCAGTTAGTTCAGTAATATAATCTACAGCCTCTTGAGACGAACTAGCTTTTACATAAGCCTCAGACTCCTGTGAGTACTTGACATAATATAACTTATCCAAGTTCTACCTCTCCTTCTGTATTTACTCTGCACATATTTTGACTGTCATAGTCAATAATGGCTCTATCAAAGTTTTTAGCTCTGCTTAGGTCATCTAATATGTCAGTTAATACATCAAATTTGTCAGGGTGACTTACCACCAAAACAACTCGTGATATTTCTGTTGCGTTACTCATCGCCATAATTTTTCCTTTCCTCGTTACTTTGACTCCTTCTTTGAAGAAGGGTTACATAGTTTTATTTAAATTTATGTGAAAGAGACTTTGAATGTCCAGATCATCTGGAAATTTTATCACCCGAAGGTTCCTCTCGTCCTACCCTTCACAGTGGAGGCATCGGGAATCGAACCCGAGTTTGAATTGTTAAATGCGCAGCATCAAACGATCCACTTACCATTTGCCCCCATAAATCTTAAGAACTAGGGGCTCTCGCCCCTAGAACTACTCAGCATTATCAAGGTGATTGATAATCCTTAAACAGTCTCTACAACTGTTAAAAAGTTAGGTGAAATGTGCCAAGTAACTGAGCTATCAGTCTCTTTGACCTTTATGTTCTTCTTCATGATAGAAATGATTTCCCCTGTTTTAGGGTTACCAAATTTATCTGAAAAAGATACTGTATCACCTTTGCTAAATTGTCTGAGCTCTACAAGTCTTAGATAGTCTCTTCTATCCTTAATTGCAGTAACTACAGTATTTAAATCGTCAGCCTCCATTGTTTGGACAGCCTTGATTATTGTTTGCAAATCAGCCATTATATCTCCTTCTCGCTTGTGTTTAATAGTATTTTGCTTATCCAATAGTCTCCTTTACCAAATTCAATGTTGAAAGCTGTGGCTATTCGGTCTTGAACTTCGTCATATAGTCTATTGAATACTTCTTGAGCCTCGGGTAGAAACTCAGAAGTTCCTTCATCATCGACAATGGTCATATATAAATTTGGGTCACCTTGATATTTTGCATCCATAATCATGTCAGCAATGTCACAAGTAACAGCTATCATATCTGAGTTATCGATAACATTATTTACTTTTATTTTTTCGTCCATACTACTTTGACTCCTCTCGTCATAAATGGTTACATACTTTTTAGAGTTTTTTTACATCAAACTCATCTATTAAGTATTCTTCGTCCCATTCGTCCCAGAAGACTGTCTGTATCACCTTCGCTAACTTTTGATACAACTTTTCTGCGTCTTCTATGATCTGGGCATCATCTTTCTCGTTATAACAGTTTTCAATAGCATTTATGAAAACATCATATAATAGATCCTTCTCATTCATAGTTCTATCCCATATTCAGGGCCAAGTAACTTCAGGTCCTGAACCATCTTCTGTAATAGTTCTTCTGTAATTTGCATCTCCATACCCTTCTTCTGGGCATAAATGATGGCAGTATTGTGTATTATGTCTGTATTTGTCATAATTCCTCCTCCCTAATTAGACTACAGAATGACAGAAGGGTTACATAGTTTTTTAATTATTTAACCATATATATCTATCTATACTCATTATGATCCCAAAAAGAGTCAGATCTTAACTCATTAAATCCTGGGAAAGAGTCAGAATATTCAGGGCCCTGGTGGACCCTGATATCCCTGGTTAAAACGGTTCGTTGCAGCTTTCGCATTCATAATCTCTTAGGAAGACTATGTCACCTGCATCTACCAATACTTCTTTGGGTATACTTGTAAAGCAGTTACCACAGTCCAGATCTTCTTCCCCGGTTAACTCTGTGCTTTCTACTCCGGTTATAGCCTTATAAAATTCGGCGTCTAACATTTATTCTCCTTTGTTGTGTACCTATTAGACTATCACATTTGCAGAAGGGTTACACAGTTTATTATCTTTTTTTTCCCAGATCGCAGCCAGATCTATCCAGATCAGTAGGCCTGATACCACTATATATAGTATGTTTAGTTCATTAAGGCCTGGAAAATAGTCACAATACCGGGTAGATCTATCGTCAGATCCCTGATTTATACCTGATTCTGTATCTATTTATCTATATTTATGGTCATTAAGGACCTGGAAAGAGTCAGAATATAACCCCCCCTGGCGTGTAATTATATGCTTTTTGATTGTTGATAGGGGATACAGGGTATGATACAATAAAATACTTATACTATGGAAATATTAATTTACTTTATGATTGGATTTTGTGCAAGAGATATGTACTCTTGGTTAAGAGATAAACTTCAATATACTATGGAAATTAATTTTCTTCAAGACTTATGGATTGATGATTACGACACAGAGTGGGAAGAAGACTCTTAATACCTTTTAGTCATATATTCATCTAACAATTCTTTAGCATAATTTAGCTTTAGCCTAGCTTGTCTGTGGTAACTTTTAACTTGCTTTTCAGTTTTATTATCTGGCAGAAAACCTTTAGATAATCTCCACTGCCCCCAGAAAAACATCCAAAAGATAACAAGAGGCTGCATGTCCATAAAAGGAGCTTCTGTCTTAGTAAGAAAGTTTTCAAACTCTAAATTATCTATATAAAAAGAGTGCATATTGCATAGATCAGAAAGAACAGGAGCCATACCAGAATATTCAAAATCTATAATTTGGTCAGTAATTGTAAAGTTAGCAAATGTTGGGTCATTATGAGAGAACTCAGTAGCTTTATGTTCTTTAAAAAATCTTTTATAAAAGTTTTGTACCCATAATTGTGTCTTAGCGTCTAACATAGGTGCAACTCTTTCTTGATATTTAAAGTAATTCAATGCTTCTTCCATATTAAAAGCTTCTCTTGCTTGCACACCATGACCATTTAATTGATTTAGGTTTTTGATAGCTAAGGCGATGTAATCAAAACTTATGTCTTGGTCTCTCATATAAATTTCAGGGGATCTGAATTCTTGTACTTTAAGGCCTGTTTCCATGTTGAAATATAAAGGCATCTCAGTAATTTCTACAAACTTATTAGCTTGTTCTACATTGTAGTATTCATTCTTTCTGTTAAAGAATGGTGCAAGTTCAGGGATAGGAACTCTAATAACTAGCTTTCCATATTTTATATTATCATTAGTCCAACCACCAAGAATTGGTGTTGAATGTTCTTCTAAATGTTTTGGACTTGATGATTTAAAAGGTACAGTACCAGGAGTTATAAGATGTTCTATTTCTTCAAAAACAGATTTGTAATCAATCTTTCCCATAATATCTTTCTTGTTCTTTTTTAACTATGTATTTAGTTAAAAGAAACATTGGGCGAGGACGCTTTTCCAACAGGGTATGCCATCTATTTTTTAAAAGAGACATCGAAAATTGTACCCCACCCAAACTTTTCTTATATGTTATTCCACCAATAGTAGCCTTCGGGGTCCGTATACTTTTGTATATCGGCAACATAATCCCAGCTAGTTTGTGGAAGACTTGGACCTGCACTCCAAGTACCTGGGAGTACCAACCACGACAATTGTCTATAAACTGACCTAGGAGGTTTTTTCCCTTTATAAGTAAACTTATCACATTCATTAATAATTCCCTGTAATGCTAACAGAGTTGTGTGAGTTACTCTACCTGAACGAATCTTTTTAGAAACTTCTGTAACTTTTAGAGTCGCAGGGTCATAAGTTTCATGTGTTCTAGTTCTAGGATCTGTATAGAAGTATTGATATCTGTCATTGGCATATTCTCCACCAACATTAGTCTTTACTTCATATCCGTCTTCATCTTCTGTTACTTTATATACAGGCTCACAGGCAAATAAGTCATCATTAGTAACACTAATTTCAATAGTGTCAGCGAAGCATTTAAACTTAATCCACACTTCTGTACCATTTTTATTGATACCTAAAAATCTCTTACCACCGTAATATCCGTATTTATCTATAATCTTTTGAGCATTATCTTTTTTAAACTGCTCAAAAGCTTTTTTCTTATTAAACCTAATTTTCCAATCATCATCTGCTTTTTGCAGTTTTTCATTAGAAGGTTTAATAGTATTTTTTGTATTAGTTACCATTTTTTTCTTTCTGCCATTCTTTATTTGTAATAAATAAATGGTCTTTATTATCGTTTATTTCTACTGCTACTCTGTAGCCTCTACCCTGCCAAAACTTTCTAAACCTTGATATAACATCAAGTCTTCTATAACCTAATGTTTCAAATACATAAGATTCTCTGATTTCAACAGCTTTTGTACCATGTCCCATATTTCTATACTCAGAAAGTATAAACATACTTTTTAGCCTTGCAATACCTTTTGCAAATAATAGAATGCCTGCACTACCAATGTATTCTTTATCATTAGTAAGACCAAACCATACAGTATTTACACTAGGATTTACATTGTGTTTTTCTTTTTTAGCTATTTTACGCAAGTGTTCAACATCTTTCCACTCGCACAATGTCCACTTGTACATATCTCCTACCTAATTAGACTCACTTCTTAATAAAAGGTTACACAGTTTTTTCGGAATTTTCTAATAATTCCAATAAATCTTCCTTGCTAAAACCACTTTCAAATATGGCTTTTTTAACCATCTTTAAACTATTTTTAATCATAGTTTCTTTATTCTGCCATTCCATAAATGCAGCTGAATCTTGTAACTTACTAGGCTTAAAAATATTATGTTGAATTAACAATGTTTCAACTTGTCTAGCCTGGTCTAACAATATAGCCTTTATGTCTTGGTCTTGTAAGTATTCGTATGTTTCTTTATCCAAATTGCTCATATCCCTCATCTCTTACTCTATCTATATGAAATTGGTGAGTTTTTGGTAGTAGATCATAGTCTAAATGACTTTGCATATCTGTCATATCAAACTTAATACTTCCTTCTCTCACTGCTCTCAGATATTTTCTTATTCTAAATAATTGGTTATCTAATATATCTATATCAGTAACATCTTCTTGTAGTTCTCCCTTAATCCAATCTTCGGCTCTATCTTTGATAGTTAATAAATCATCAAAAGAAACTTCTTTAGGTCCTTTATAAATATTCTGATGATAAAACCATCTAGCTAAAAGCCAAGACCAAATATTATCAGGTCGTTTTGCCATATTTTTTACCGTCCTCTATTGGATACCAAGCTTTGTTGTATTTCCAATCTTTTGAGTTTCTAGCAGTTAAAACTGAATCGCTTAGTAACAATTCAACTTCTGTACTAGACATTCCTAGTTCAAATTCTAGCTCTTTTTGTGTCATCTGATGCTCGTTTACAAGTTTTTTAGCAATTGATTGCATACCATTACTAGCATGAACTCCTTTAGCTCTGTTCATTCTTATTGTAAAAATCATAGCTGTCTTTAGATCCACATCTAATATGACAGCAGGAATCTTTCCTTTGTAAAGTTTAAATATTGTTTTATCATCAGTTGATATCTTCCATCTATGAAAGCCATCGATAATAGTAAAGTCCTTGTTAGCAATTATTGGTTGTACCCAACCTAATACTTCTATATTTCTTACAAGTATGTCGTATTCTGCTTTTAATACTCTATTGGGGTTCCAATCATTTGCTTTGAATAAAGAACTGTCATACCATTCGATATTGAAACAGGGGTCATTCCTCAAGGTTTTCTGCCCTAAATATCCTGTCAGCTTCTTCTTCCATATTTATAATTTCTGGTAGATGAAGCATAAAAGGAGTATGATTCCCTGTTATCCAACTATCTGCTAATCGACTAGCTTGTTTCATTGCTTCAAGTGAGGCTAATTTAAAGATAGCTTGTTGTACTTCGCTTTCTTTTACTTTGCCATCTATCTCTTTGATACACTGATCTATAAAGTCTGGTTCTGCAAGTAAACCTGCAGTAATAGCTTCTGTTATAGCTCCGTTGTCATAAACTGCAACCCAGAAGCCTTTTGCATTACTTGTGTAACCTACATAGGCATCTTCATATTCTATATAAATTACTGCGTCTGGGTTAAGTTCGTATAAATCCCAATAGATATCATTACCATCACTCATCTAACTCTATTCTAGCAAATATTTCGTTTCTCATGCCTGTTTTACAATCTTCACACAATACTCCTGTTAGTTCTTGTAAAAAGTCTCCAACAAACACTTCACACATTTGACAAAACATTAGTTATCTTCGACAGCTTTTAATCCAAGTTCTAATTCGTCTATTTTTTGCACAGAATGATTCATCTGATTTACATTAATCATACTTACATCTTCATGTGCTAACTTATTAGCGTGAGTTGCGTCATTAGCAAAATAAAACTTATGCCATTGTCCACTAACTCTATATTTCTTAATCATTAAAGTCCCTTTCTTACCCAATTGCTACCTGCTGGTACACAAAAACCTAATTTTGCATCTCTAATAGCAGCATTCATCTCTTCTCCAATACTTAATAACATACTACCAGCTCCACTTGTACTACCTTTTTCCATAGTTTCTGCCTTAATAAAAGCTAATCTGCCTTTCATAAAACATATCTGGTCAAACTTAGTAGCATACTCATGAAACCATATTGTATCTGTTCTAGAAAACACTAAGGCCATAACCTGAACATTGTTTGTTTTACTTTCGTAAATAGCTTTCTCTAACCATATAGGAACATCTTTTCCATACGGAGGATTAAGCCATACATTGCCATACCAATCTTGTTTCAATCCATCAATATCTTTAGTAAATATATTTTTTGCTTGAATCAAACTATTAGCTGCAACACTACTTGCAGGATCTAAGTCAAAATCTATACCTAGCTTTTCAATCAAAGGTCTTGGTGTGTACCACTCATGACTTTCATTAACACTATCGTGAAATGTAAATGTTTTTACTTTTCTATTTGTTTCTTCCATTAGAACGGTTTCTCCTCTTCTTCATTTGGGTCTTTAGGTTTTGTATTAGTAACTTCATTCCACATCTCTTCATCCATATCTTTACTTTTGATAGAAATGTTGAAGTCTAAACCTTCTAGACCTTTTGTCTTAACTCTATTTTTAAACCAAGAAATAAAGTGTGCTTTATCGTATCTGTCTTGTTGGTCTTTATCTTTAAAAGATACATACTCATCTCCCATATCGTTTATCTCAACCTCACCGCAGATAGAATATGTCATTTTTATTTTTCTAGCTACATTAGATTTAGGAAACTCTGGTTCAATATAATCTTTATCTAATATTTCAGTCATGTCATCTCCATTCTTACTTCACAAGGTTCATCACAATTACAAGCGACAAAAGTACAGAAAGTAGCGTTGTGTAATACATGTTCTACTTTAAACACAAAGTCTGGCATAGGCCACTTATATTGTTCGGGATGATCTAAAGCATTACAGAAACCTCTGTAAGTTATATCTTCCCATTCCATTGTGTGTTTATATCTTTGGTCTTTATCCAAAGAATTAAACAGTTTTTGCTGTTCACATATCATATTTATCCTTTTTTAAAAAATAGGGGTAAGCAATATATTATTTAGTATCATTATTTAAATAATGCTTTCTTCCTACCCCTACAACTTAGACACTCAATATGACAAAAAGGTTACATGATTTTTTGGAATTTTTCAGAAATAGGTAAAACCTTAAGATTTGGTACATTTTGAGGGGGTAAAATTAAGTTTTCTCGGTTATTATCAAGATAAATTTCCCATACTTTGTGCTTTTGTAAGTTCATAACAATGTGGTGTTTTAGCACACTACCTTCCCAAAATAGTATCCTATCTTTTTCTTTAAAATTAAATTGAAATCCAAAGTCATAATCATTAGTTACATGGTCTAAAGGAATTATTACTGCACCATTGCCATGTTTTTCGTCTGCTTCTTGATAATGAACAGCATAATGTTGTAAATCATTAGTTGCTATTCTCATTTTTACATGAGTAGTTTCTTCTAAAGGTTCTAATACCATACAACCACCTCTGTGAACTTCAAAATATTGTGTCATAAAACTCTCCATTTTGTTGTTTTGGTCTAAAGGTTTATATATTTTTTCTTGAACAATATTCAAAACTAAATTAGGTAAAGCATTGATTGGTTTTAAATTTGGTTTGCCGTCAGGAAATTTTACTTTAGTTGTGTACTTATTACCAAACTTTTCCCATTCAGTTTCATCTAAGGTCTCAATAGAACTGTCTATGCTTTGCATAAAAAAAGATTTGTTGTGAAGAGATACACCTACAACAACTGTTCTGTCTTCTTTGCTTTTATTTTTAAGTCCTACAAGTTTTTTATCTCGTAAATCGTAAACACCGTTCTTTTCCCAATAAGGTGTATAACTAGCAATTACTTCTATCCAAAGATTTTTTTTATCTTCTACTTTTAAATCAGGTGCTCCACTAACAGCTTTGCCTTCTAGTAGCTGTCTTTTACTATCAGAACCTTCTCTTTTTACATTTAACTTGTACCCTTTTAAGATGTAGTAAATTAAATCTTCGACTAACCAATTTCTAACTAAGCTCTCTGCATATTCTTTTAAGGACCTGGAGTCTCTATGATGTGCTGTACCAGGAAGTAGCTTTGCTAGTTTCTCATCGTGTGAATCATCCCAAGTTGGATCTAGACCAACTATGCGTAATAGAAATTCAGAATCTTCGTATGTTTGTATTAATTTAAAAACATTTATGTCGTAATCGTTTAATAAAGCAATTACTAAATCAAGTCTCTCTTCTTGTGTCTCCATTGTGGAGTAAGTCTACACGCATTTTAAAATCGTGCCAAGGACTCTCGTTAGAAAAAGGAAAGTCATATTCAGACCATATTAAAAATTCAGATTCATACATTGTTGGATTTTTGTAATAATCAATAACTTCTGTAGCAGTTTGCACTATTCCTAATTCATAAAGAACTTCTGCAAAGTCGGTGATGCAACTCCAATTATTAAAAACTTCTTCCATTTTTTCAAGAGTATGTTTCCTGCTCCACTCTCTTTGACTTTTGATTATTGTGTCTGCAGCATACATTAATTGTTTGCCTATATCAGAATGATATTCTTCTTCTGTTCTGTCATCATCTTGTAGTCTTGTAAACAACTGAACTTGGCCTTCATGTAAAGAAATTAAGTTAGATGGGCAGGATGACATGTGTATACCCATAGATATTTCGCCACAAAATACGCATGTTTCTAAAGCTTCTGTACCTATCCACACTCTGTATTCATTACTATTTTCTTCCATACTCTAGTCTAGCCAAATATTTCTTTACTAATAGTTTGCAATGGTTTTAAATGTATGTAATATTAGATTACAAAGTGAGGAGAAGACAATATGAGTAATTATCAAACCAACTTTAAACCTGTTGGTACAGAATTACCTACGATTGCAAGATCAGGTTCAGGAAGAAAAAATGAAATCTTTACTGATTCAGTTCTTGACGAATTAAAGTCTAATCCACAAGCTTGGTTCTTAGTAGCTAATAGTGATTGGCTAAATACAGAGAACAAAGAGCTTGTAAGGAAGACAAGACTTAATTTGTATATGCGTGGTAAATATGCTCGTGAAACTTACGGAGAGTTAGAAACTACTGTAAGAAGTACACGAAGTGTAAATAATAAAGAAATACAAATATCTCTATATGCTAGGTCCAGATAATGGAAGGCTATAGAAAAGTACAAAGAGCTAAAGCACTTCATCTTGAAGAAATGATTGATGACCAAAAGTACTATAGCGACAATGACGAAGACTTTGTTATTTCTGATTTAGAAGGAATGTCTAATAGAGAAATCTATGATCTTATGAAAGGGATTGAAAGACTAACTTCTAACTTAAGAGATATAAAGAAAATTCTTTCAGATAGATTGCAAGGAAATGTTTATAAGTCTGCACAAAGATTTAATGATGACATCGTTATTGGAAGACCTAAATATAAATGGAAGCCTTACGATAAAAATAAGGTGCTAGAATATTTAGGCGAAGATTGGAAACATGTTGTAAGACCTGAATTCAGAATTACAGGCATACAAGCAATCGCAAGACAAAGAGGACAAGACCCTTGGGTAATTATGGAATCTCTATTTGAACAAGTAGAAGTTCCTGGTGTAAATATAGTACCTGTTAATAAGGCACCTAAATATTTACAAGACTTAGACGAGGAAGAGCTTATCCAAATAGATAGAGACAAAGGAGATGACACTGATGAGTGAATCTAAAAAAGAAGACATTCTTAGATTAGCTAAGAAATTCCCTTCACAATTAGTTAGAACTATTAAGAAGGGCAATAGAGAAGAAGACTATATTAATCACGCAGTTATCACACAAAGACTTTTACAAGTCCTTGGTGCTTTTAGTTGGGATTATGAACCTATATATGAAGCCGAGAAAGTCGTTGCAGTTCGTGGTAGAATTACTGCTACAGTAGACGGCAATGAAGTTTCTGTAGTCGGTACAGGAACGGAAACATTCGAAGGCGATAGTACAGGAGAAAAACTTAAGAAAATGGAATCTGACGCACTTAAGAGAGCAGCAGCTAGATTAGGAGTTGGCTTGCACCTATGGGCTCAAGATCAGTATTTTCTTGACATTCAGTTAGCTAAAGATATCAACATCGATATTAAAGACATAGCATAATGTCAAACGAGAAAAAATTCAGCGTAAAAGCTACAACAAAGTTCGCTATGATACCAGAGTGGCTCCTAGATATATCCTTATCAGCAGGAGCCTATATGGTTTATGGTGCATTAGCTAAATATGCGAATAATGAAACTAAAGAGACTTTTGTTTCGCACTCTACACTTGCAAAAAAGTTGGGTGTTTCTCGAAATACAATAATAAACAGAATAAAAGAATTAGAAAACAAAGGATGTATTCATATTGAACGAAGATATGAAGACGGACATCAAAAATCTAATAACTATATATTAAAGTGGGAACCACCTGAATACTATGTATCTACAAAAATTGTAGATGTAAAACCAAAAGTAGAGGATGTTGTTGAAGAGATTGTTGTAGAAGCAGTTGAAGATAACTCTTTTGCTGTTGATGTTCCTATTAAAAAGAAAAGAGCTGTAGTTACTCAACCATTGTATAGACCATTAGTGGATGTATGTGGTTATGATCCAAAAGGTAATAAAGCAATGACAAAGACCTTTCATGTAGCTATGGCACAGTTAAAAGAGTACGGTGCAACTCCCGATGAAATCTTTACTAAAGCTAAAGCTTATAGAACAAGATTTGGAGACGCAGAGTTAACACCTACTGCTTTAGCTAAATGGTGGCATGCTCTTGATTCTAAACAACCAGGGGCTGTTCAATATTCTGTTACTTCTTTAGAGAAGAAAAAACAGGAAGCAAGACTTAAAGAAAATTCTTAAAACAAAGAATCTTTTTTTAAATAGTGTAATATAAAATTACATGACAGGAATGATTACACCTAACAATAAAGATGGATGGGACCTTGAGAATGAAACATTTCAAGAATTCAAGGCTAGGAAAACTAGCCATAGTAAAAGTATTTCGCAACCTAACTCTGTTATCAGACAGAGAGGGGAATGTAAAGTCACAGGTGTTCCCAAAAGAAAATGTTCTTGCCGAACTTGTATCAATCGTAGAAATAGAAGTAAAGGTAGAACAAAACAAAATGCTGTTAGGAAAAAGTTGAAAATTCCTTCAAGAAAGTTTCACGGAGCTGATGCTCACGAAGAGAATTGGGATTCTTCTGTAAGAATCGAAGTCAAGAGTGGAAAACAAGTTGGACCTATCTGGACTAGATTCCAAAAAGCAGAAGCACAATCTTGGGAGAATGTGAAAGATGCGATAGGCGGTGATGGGAAAAGTAAACCATTTATGATGGTTGCTATGCCAGAAGGCACGAGTGATGGGCTATGTATCATTCGCCTAAGCGAATTAGATAAAGTAATAGAAGCTATCCAAGATAATTGGGATAGATTTAACGAGGAGAAATAAAATGGCAGTTACACAAGGAACCTTTCAAGGTAACTTAACTAACATTGATCTACAATTCTCTAGCAATGGCAATGCTTATTGCAGAGGTAGATTAGCTGTATCTAAAGGTCCCGATGAAGAATCAATGTGGTTTGACTTCGTAGCCTTTGGAGATTTAGCACAGAACATTGATGAAACCTTTAAGGCTGTTGTTGCAGCAGGAAAGAAATCTTTCCGAGCTGTTGTAACAGGAAGGGTAGAACTCAATACCTATGAGAGTGGTACAGACGCTGAAGGTAATCCTATTAAAAGGTCTTCAACACAAATTGTTGCTGAAGATGTAGGAGTATCTCTTAAGTATTCTCAAGTTGGTGGTTTAAGCCAAGGATACAGTAATGACGGTGTTTCCCCTGTTGCTAGCACATCAGCTACTTCAAATATTGAAGAGCCTGTAGCTAGACCAATGGAGGAAATTGCTGAAAACGAAGCACCATTCTAAATGGAAAATATAGTTTCTACACATGAAGTTGCAGAGCTATTGTCTGTGAGGCCTAACAGAGTTGCTGTATGGCTTCATAGAAAAAAAATGCCTGTGCCTAAGCAATATATCAACAACGGTAAGACACCTTTATGGTACAGAGAAGATATTGAGACTTGGGCTAAAGCAACGGGAAAACTACCAATAACAAGATTCAGATAATGAGTGAAGATTATTATAGACTTCTCTCAGCTGATTCTTTAATAAAGATTATTACTCGTGTTAGGAAAGAACATCCTGATATGAGTTATAGAAAGTTGTGTACCTTGATTGGATTACCGGCTAATCGAGGTGCCAACCTTTCTTATTTTATAAATGGTAGGACATCAGATCCTACTTTAAAGTCATTAAAAAGATATACAGAAATGACTCATGAACTCCAAAAGTTTTATGTAAACACTACAGAACTAAATGAATATATAAATATTCTTAAACCTGAAAAGTGGAGAGACTATTGGATAGAATTGCATGGAACTCCTGTAGATTTTGATGAATTCAGTAAAGAAAGTGACATAAGTTATCAGTCTATACATAATTATGTAGGTAAAAAAAGATTAGCTATTTACCCTAGATATATGACAGCAGTTGCTTTTACTGCATACACTAAATACAGAGCTCAACAAATGGAAGAGATTGCAAAATATAGAAGGCAAGAAACTGTAAATTTTAATCCTTTAGGTAAAAAGTTACAGGATATTGAAAAAGCTAAAGAAGATTTTTGGAGGTTTAAAAATGGAGCCTAAAGTTAAATACATACGAATAGATGAGATATTAGGTGCTGATATTAACCCCAAAGACCATGATATTGGTGTCTTAATTACTGCTATACAAAGATTTGGATTTACTTCTCCTCTTATTAGAAACGAAGATACACAGAAGTTAGTTGCAGGGCATGGAAGATTAGAAGCTCTAATAACTATGTTTAAAAGTGGTTATTCATTACCTAAAGGAATCCTTATACAAGATGATATGTGGTTAGTCCCTGTTGTCACAGGATTAAATTTTGAAAACGAAGAAGAAGCATTATCTTATTTAATTGCTGATAATAAGCTATCTGAAGTTGGTGGTTGGAATGAACAAGCTTTACTAGATATGTTAAAAGATATAGATAACTTAGATGGTGTTGGGTTTGACCATAATGACGCTCAAGATATTTTAGATAACATGGAAGCTGAATGGGACGCAGATGACACAGATAGAGGTTTAGGAGACCCAAGAATAAAGCACAGAGTTATATTTGATAACACAACACAACAAGGTAATTGGTTTAAATTTTTAGAGTGGCTCAAAGACAATTCAGATATAAATAGTGTATCTGGAAGGCTGATAGAACATATAAAAGGAGTAATTGATGAGTGAAGAACTTAACATAGAATGGTTAAAACTTTCAGACTTAGAAGTTGAACCTAAAAATCCTAAGAATCATGACATAGAGAAAATTATGTTGTCTATTGAAAGATTTGGATTTGTTACTCCTTTTATAAAAAACTATAAAACAGGTAAGTTATTAGCAGGACACGGTAGAAAAAAAGCATTAGAGCTAATGCAAAAGAAACAACTAAGTCTCCCAGATCACCTTAAGGAAGAAGATGGAGAATGGTTAGTTCCTGTAGTGTCAGGTGTAAACATTGAGAATGAACAAGATGCTATGGCTTATCTAATTGCAGACAATAGATTAGAAGAACTCGGTGGCTGGAATACTCCTGAATTATTAGAAGCAATAGAAATGATAGAAGACTCAACAGGAGATTTGTCTGATTTAGGTATATCTAACAAAGATATGAATGATATGTTAGAAGATACTGAGACATCTTTAGAGTTTGAACAACCAGAGTACGAAGAGCCAGGGGAAAGAGAAGACAACAAATACTTTGATTTAATGTTTGATACTGAATATGAACAACAAGTATTTTATAAATTTTTAGATTTTCTAAGAGTTATGGAGCATGGAGACACTCATGCTGAACGATTAGATAACCATATAAAAAAACTAATATACGGAGAAGAAGAATGAGCAAAAAGAAAGATGAGATGACGCCTTTACAAATAATAGAAGCGACTAAAAATTATTTGGATTATTGTGAAAAGAATAACTTATTCATACCAAATGAGAAATTACAAATAGTTAGAACTATAACAGGTGCTATTGAAAGAAAATTAGACCATAAGGCTAAAGAAGAAATTAGCTTTATGCGTTCAAGAATAATGGACAAGTTAGATTTTGATGGAGCAGAAGACTTCTAATTGGCTAGACAGCGAAACTTTATAGAGACAGATGTCTTAACAGAAGCTAAAAAAAGAATAAATCATATATATGATCTACACGATAATGTAGTTTCATCGTTTTCTGGTGGTAAAGACTCAGCAGTATTGATTAACTTACATTGGGAAGTAGCCAAAGAAAGAGGTTACGACAGTATAGATGTAGTGTTTAGAGATGAAGAATTAGTTCCTACAGCTGTATTAGACACTGTTCAATGGTATTCACAACAACCTTGGTGTAATTTAACTTGGTATGCAATACCTTTAAGAAGTACAAAATATATATTAGGAGAAAGTTCCTCTGTTGTTTTTTGGACACCTTTTCAAGATAGACAATGGATGAGGCCTAAACCTTCTTGGGCAGAAACACTGAATGATACTAAAGCAGTAAATACGCAATACACAGTAGATAATATTATTGCAAAGAAATACAAAGGAAGTGTAGCAATAATGACAGGTGTAAGAGCTTCTGAGTCTTTAGTTAGATATAGATCCGTTGTAAACGCTTTGTATGATAATTACATTTCACAAAGTCCTAACAATACAAGAGTAAAACTATGTAAGCCTATATATGATTGGGAAGTTGATGATGTTTTTAAATACTTTCACGACACAGGTTATGTTTATACCTCTTGGTATGAATCTCAATTATGGGCAGATGATACCTTTAGAGTTGCTACACCTTTAAATACAGAGAATTCTAAAAAGTTAGATAAGTGGGCAAAGGAAGACCCTGAATTTTACGACAGACTATCTACTATTTTTCCTGAAGTAAGAGCTCAAGAAAGATATATAAACGATATAGATAACAGCCATATAGTAAATAAATACGGTGCAGACTTAGATGGAGTTGAAGCTTGGATTAAGAACAATATACCTAAAGATACTCCTGCTTATCCTAAGGCCTTAAAAGAGTTAGAAAGGATAAGAAGAAGAGCTAAGACACAACCTGCTCTTTGGCTGCCACACGGAGACGCTGTATATGTATTAAAAGAGTTTATGAAAGGTAATTACAAAAGACCAATTCAACCTAAGAAGTTTATAGATAGAGATAGAAAACGAAGGTAATCATACCCTGTATCCCCTATCAACAATCAAAAAGCATATAATTACACGCCAGGGGGGTTATATTCTGACTCTTTCCAGG